GCTTTTCCACGTGTTGTTCGTACTGAGCAGTGCGAACGGAACCCAGTGGGTGCCGTTCCAGTACAGGAAGTCGCCTGTCTTCTTGGCGCCGGTGCTTACATTGCCGATGCCATCAAGGTTGTTGATGTTCTGCGAGTCGATGCTCAGCACGACTTGCTGCTTCGGCGCAGTGGATACAGCTGTCGGTGTTTCACTACCGAGGACTTTCGTTATCGCTGCGAATCCTTGTCGTTCTGTGACGGAGACCAGACCTGCTTGCTCCAGATCCTCCATCGTAACGAAGCGTTGTCGCGGCGCACCAGAACCACCCTCGTACATGCGAAGGTGTTCAGAAATATCTTTGAGCGCTCGATCGAGCTCCGGCTGTCCGGTTTGTGGGATATTCAGCGAAGGCAGTCTGCGGTTTTTGATCCGCCGCGATAAAACCTTTGCTGCCGTGGTCAGGCTAAGACTCATAGCTTAACCCTCCGCCAGTTCCCAAATATTCTCCGCTACTGAAAGCTTGGTCACCACGTCCGTGCCGACAATCTCTGCTTCGTAAATGTTTGACAAGTATCCCCCAGGGAGTCTGAACGGCTCCGAACTGGTAACCGTCTGCGTGTGCTTGAGGGTCATTGTACCTGAAATGTCAGCATACAGTTTGAATGTCAAGCTAGTGAAAGAGTCCGCTTCTACTATTGCAGCCCCTAAGTTCACTTTCTTCGGAAGACGTATCTGGCCTGACTTCCACGTATACTGTTGCTGGTTGCCAGCGTCTCCTTCCCACTGATAGATCGAGGACCCATCGGAGAAGTACATCACATCGTTTTCGATGTCGTGGTAAACGCCCACAGCCAATTCATCACCAGTCGAGAGACCGATGTTTTCATCGTTGGGGCTAATGATAACGAGACCGGCCATTACGTTGTCACTCCGAGATCAGACTCTGGATACTTACCAGCAATGCTCTTGCCGAGTTCGGTAGTCAAGTCGTCGATCGTCAGTCGTTCTGTCCATGTCAACGCGTCCGGGCTTGTGTAAAGCTGCAGAGCACCGGCGTTGGTCTTGCCGAGTATGCAGAATCCAAAGCCGTTTGTGCCGTCCGAACCTTCATCATACCAAACGTCGTAGTAAGTAAGTAACCCGGAGTCGAACACAGACGTCGTACGGGTCCAGTTACTGGCATCCGTTGGGTCAACCGAGTTCGTGTCGGCTGTGTGGGTCGATGCAGACGAACCCAGCCCCAAGAAGATACCAGCGCCGTAGACCAATCCGCTTACGATACCTGTACCAGCGAGCGAGTTCGAAACAGCTGACATGGTCGAGGCGTCATAGTCCATGTAGCACATTTCAGTTTCGTCAATGTCACTGACCAGGAATATCTTACCGTCACCAGCGCAAATGAATTTAGTGTATGCCGACGTTGTGGCGAACGCGTTCTCGACAAATTCCCACGTATCAACGATCGTGCCTACAGTCAGGTCCTGCGAGCGAATCAGTCCGCCTTCAGTTACGCCGCTTCCTCCTGACCCGAACCAAATTCGGTTGCCGGCGAAGACCGGGGAGCCGCCTGTTATTCCAGCATGGCCATCTGCGCGCGATGGCATCGACGGTGTACCCGCGATGGCCCACTCAAGTTGAGACCATGTTAACCCCTCGGTCGAGTACCACACATCGCTGCTCTCTGATGTGACGAAGTACCCGAGCTGATCGGACCTTCGCACTGCGGAGACCTCGCTTGACGTAGAGAACGGAGATTCGATGCGTGACCATGTCAGCCCGTTGTCATCAGACACGAGGAAGAAGTGACGCCCTGACAATCCTACTTGCACTGGGAAGCGGTAACCGTCGAGCAACCAGCGGTCGAGTGCAGCAGAGTAAGCGCCACCGTATGGGTATACAGTTGTTTCACCTGACTCAAAAATAGGTGCTGTGATGCGGTCTTCACCAGAGGGGTCGATAACGACCCGGCCAACATAGCCCTGCTGCGCGCCGGAGTTGTCCAAGTACGACAGCATGAGCGTGCTGGTGAACGCAGAGTTTGGCGTAATTGTCCATCCGTTGTCTGCGGTAATCGGCACTGCGCTGGAAACAAGAGCCGCGGCCGGGATTATCGCAGTGATCGTCTCAAGGACGTCAATGGAGAACGTAGCGTTGGCTGGTAGCGTGATAGTACAGACGGTGTCAGAAGTACGCACGACATCTGTTGCTGGGACCAATGCTGAAAGTATCGTGTTGAACCCATTGTTGTTTGTGTCCGGCACAACGTCCAGGCCATCGATTATGGCTTGCGTGTCCGCGGTCGAACCAATCGGACCAGTACCCGCTGCTGCCCATGTGTCGCCAGTCAGCGTCAGGATGATCGTCTCGCCTGCTGTACGGTACGCGTCCTCTGATGCGCTGGTCACTGTGCCACTTAGTGCACAAGTTCTCGGTGGCTGAGTTACGTTGTCGGGTCCGTCGAAGAAGCCGAAGTATTTACCGTCGTGAAACACGCCAACCATCGTAGCGGGTTCGTAAGATGCCCACTCTTTTTTGAGGGCATACTTCTCTGTGACGATCCTAGCTCCATTTACGCTGAGCTCAACAAGACCGTCAGGTGAGGCGTAATACACCCTGTCGCCCTCTGTAGCGATCGACTGGCGGCTCATGCATGCTTGATTGATCTTGTAGGGTCGCAGGTTCACGTTACGTGGATGCGACCCATTAAGAATATATGGATACCCGGTCGTGAGCACGGCGATGTTGTTACCGAACGCAGCGAGGCCAATGATGTCGTAATCGACAGCCTGGTCGTACTCGGCCGGCCACGCGTGTGGGAAGTAAGGCTCGCATAAGAACAAGGTCTTACCCTTGAATCCTATCAGCATGCCATTCGCCATTTCCGTAATGCCTATCATACCCGGATCAGGCGGGAACCATGTGGCTGTGGTCAATACCTCACTGAGGTCCTCACCGCGCACAGTGTCGTACGTCGAGTTGAAATTGTTAGCGATGGGGAACTCTTTCACGAACTGGTATTCGGTGCCGGCTGCTGTTGAGCTCGTGCGATACAGACGAGCAAGGCTGATGTCATACCCTGATTCTGTATACCCGGGGATACTTGAAATGAATACAGAGTCGCCATTCAGCGCGGCTACGACATTAGATACTGGAGAAGGCGGACCTTCTTCGCCGAGTTCTGAAACGTACGTATACACGTACGTACGATCCTCTAATTCTGATGCGTCTGATGCAGTACGATCGACGTCGTAGTAGAATTCGGAGAAACCGACACCGAACTGCGTGGTGCCCTCGACAGCGGATGCAGAAACACGGGCTGAACGCACTTCCTTATGAGTCGCGCCATCCTCGTACACATCCCGCTCTGTTTCCCATCCCTGCTCAAAGAAATCTGTCGTCGCTGCGGCAAAATACTCGAGAGATGTTGCCCCCCACTGAGCGCTGCTGATACGAATCACGTCGCCTTTGCGGAGTTTATGGCCGGTAATCGTCGCAATTCCTTCGGGGATTATCCACCCGATGAAATCAGCTTCCTTGGTCGAGCCCTGCTCGTCCATAGGGTGCCAGTCTTTGTTCGTCGTCTTGTCGAAGTTGTCGGTGACGACAAACACGCCCGGGGTCTCTGCTGACTCCAAGCCTACTTGTGAAGAACTAATGACGCGCGTGACTTTATAAGCGGCCCCTGGCGGGAAGGAGAACCCGATCGAGCCTGTCGCGGCAGAGTTGAGTCGCCACGTTTGGTTGTCTGTGCCGGTGCCGGGGTGAACCGTGTACCGAACTTCGTTAATGATGAACGCGTTAGCGTCAATCGCAGTAATCTTCCTGTCAGCAGCCGCGAGACTCTCGGGCAGCACAGCTGCTAGCCCTGAAGGTGGATTGGCCGGTGCTGGTATGCCGAGGTATCGGAAGTCTTCCGGGTACGGTCCACCACCACCACCGTCGGCGATTGTGTTGTATGTCATGCGCGGAATACCGCGACCTTTTGCCACACCCGTGTAATACGTGCGCTCTAGCGAATCATCTTTTACGGGGCCGCGGGCTACATCAACGTAGCTGTCCCATTCGAACCACACCGGGGATCCGGAGTTGTCGAACTTATAGATCGTGCGGTTGTAATAGGTGCTCGCCAGCGAAGTACCGGCGTCTTTTTCGTCCCACGGTTCAATATCTCCGGAGCCCAGCTTGCAGTTTTGTGCAGTCTGAGCTTCGCCGGCCGGGAGCTTCCTAGCTGAGATACGCGGCCGTATCCCTTTGAAGAAATCTACCTTAAATCCCGCCATATGCCATCGAGTCCTTTGGTTGACCGTAGTCAGATTGGGCTCGTGATCTGGCCTTTGTCGTTCCTGCGGCATGGGCCTGCCCGTAGAACTGCGCCATCTGAATATTGGTCCAGTCCTTGCCGGGTTGTTTCATAAGCTGGGCGAGGACACCGGCCTTGATCGTTTCCTCGAACTCGTAGTACAAGAAATCGGGCAGCGTGTCGCTGACCAAAGTAAAGACGGGCGCTATAACGGCGCGCACTAGGAAAGCGGTCGTTACTGTCGCAGCGACCTGCGGAATGATTAACGCAGCCCCATCGTTGCCGTGGGTCCATGCAGTTGGACTCGTTCCGACTTCGGTATACCAGTCAGCGTTCGCGCGATCGAGTTCGTCTCGGGTCTTGAACGGAATCTCTTCGTCCCAATCCGTACCATCGGCGTCATAGAGGATCGTGTCGACCCGCTTCACCACACACTTTGCGGGTATGTCGGTGCCGGGAACTGGTGCTTCGAGAGCGAGTTGATTCAGCGTCCAGTCGAGCCCGTTGTCGTAGGTGTACTTCCACGCTTCCGACTCCCAAAAGAACTGGCGCAGCACGCGAAAGATCGCGGCATTTAGAATGGGTGTAGCAATCCCGGGCAGCTCAGTGCGGAGCTCCGGCGTCATTACGCTAATCTGAACGGCCATTATGGAGCCTCCGGCGCAGCATTCGACTCAGGACTGACCCTGACGTCGGCTTGAAGTTTCTGGCCGAGTGCTCCGAGGAAGTTGTTCCACAATTCCTGGCGGTAAGCAGCCGGTAGCGTGTCACGAGATTCTTTCGTGAGCGCACGGTACGTGACATAGGTGTAATACGCTTCGAGGTACTCGTCATCGAGCGGGATCGTATCGCCGACAACTGTCATAGCAGTCGGGATCGCTGAGTATTGGGTGTTGGCGTACACAGTCGTGCTACCCGGTGGGTAGACGTAGAACGCTTTCTTGTCCCGTGGGTCGTGACAGTAGTGATCGAAGAAGTCCACCGCACCGGCGACCGTCTTAATCGTAGTGTCGTATTCCCAATTGGGATCGTAGGAGTCGAGTGCGTCTTTCTCTACCTGACGCACTGCCCCCTCAATCGTGGTGCCATCAGCTGGGCTGACGTTGTTCAGCACCTTGACGAACTTAATGCCCCCTGCCGGTAATGCTTGTTTCGCGAGGTTGTTGGTTATCGAGATTATGGTCGTAACCAGATTGGCTTCAGGCACAATCGAGACGATTTGGCGCGACGCAGCATTGACGTAGTCAATAAGCTCAGCGTCTGACCAGCGGTAAGTTGCTACCTCGTCATGTATCGTATATCGAACCTCGTCGATTACGTTTTGTACCGTAGCCATTCCTTACTCCGCTAGATCAATATTCTCCTGCAGACGCTGGTATGCATCGGATACTTCCGTTGCGGTCGGGCGTCGCAGCTCCGGTGACATTTCTGCCACGACCTTGTTGAGCTTCGGAGACAAATCGCTCTTCAGATCAGTAGGGTCTTCACGGGTCAAAATCTTCATTAGTGCCGCGTCGAGGGCAACTGAAAACTCTGCTTCCGCATCCTCTTCATTGTCGCTCTTTTCCTCGGGGGCTACCACTGGTGCCGGCGCTTCATCAGTCAGCTGGATGCCGACTCTCAGGCATTCGGGGACGATTGCTTCGGGTACGAATTGGGGTTCGCCAGCGGTGAAAGCTACGCGGTGGCCAAGCAGGGAAGATACGGTTTGATCAAACGGGGACTTCATCATGGGCATGACGGTATTCCTCTATTATTATCGTGAAAAAACACCCCCCGGTTTCCCGGGGGGCGGTAGGCGGACCTACAGGTAGCAGAACTTAGCTTTCGTAGTTCTCGTGAGCGCGACCTTTCACTACGTACTTCGTGTAGAGATCGGCAGACCCAGAGGTCGGATCGCCACCAGTAGACGTCGGAGTCATAAGTAGATCAGGCTCCGCAGAAGTGGTGATGAATCCGGCACCGGCGCGAGTCGGAGGATTGGCTGGATTGACGAGAGCCGTTCCGTCCAATTCAACGATCGTGCCGTTGTAACGGTCAGCTGTGGTTGCGTCACCAAAGTCAGCATCATGAGTCGAACCGCCCGCGAAGGAAGTATTGATCACGAGCAAGAGATCGGTAATCCAGGAACCAACTGGCAGACCCAAGATAGCTACAGCTGTTGCGCCCACACAGTCTTCGTATGTGAACGTAGATACAGCAGCTAGTGCGAACTGACGGGTTTCAGGTACTCTTATGGTAGACATTTTATTTCTCCCTTAAATCGCTGTGTCGCAGACGATGACACCGAAGTCTTCATCGCTTGCGTCGATTTGTGAACGGAAAACCGGCTTCAAGAAGCCGAACATCTTGCCAATCGAGATACCCTGCTGGTTGTCGTAGTCGAAGCCTTTCTCGACCCACTCCGGAGCACCGATGTCTGCAATGCCGAGCGCTTGCGCGCCGCAGAACAGAGTACGCTGTCCGTCAACCGTCGAGCCACTACCCCACTTGTCAACGCCAGAAGTGGCGCCTTGAGTGTTGTAGACATGACGATATTCGTGAATCATGAGGCCATCAACCATGACCGTATCAGTCCCCTTGAACAATTCGTTGCTTCCGCCACGAACGCCAGCGTTCCGTACGTTTGCCAGGTAGTCAGGATCCTGCCGCAGTTTAGCCATGCCCTGCGGATTCATGAACACATGGTAGAA